GCCAGCCTAGAGCCTGAAGCATCCCTGTCAAGGATTGCCACTGTCCTGCGTGATAGCATCCTGATGAAGTTCATCAGGTGCCTCGGGTCATTCGTCAGCGTCGCAACGGCAGGCAGGCCCAGATTGTGCAACCTTATCGCGTCGAACACGCCCTCAACCATGAACAGCATGGGCTGGCCCACTCTTAACGTCTCAAGGCCCCAGAGGCCCAAGCGCCTGCGACCCTTCCTAGCGTCAGGGTTCTCCTCCCCCATGTATGTGTAGTATCTCATCCCTACATCATCCTGAGGGCGCCCATGTGAGTGGACCTTCTCTCCTGATGGGTCGTATCGCTGGTAGCCCACAAGCTGTCCTGAGAGGTTCCATAGGAGGAACGTTGCGACGTCAGCCTCATCATCCACGATGACATGCACATGGGCTGGATCGCAACCACGTGACAGGAGATGTTCCCTTATCCCGGTCATGGATGCATTATATGCATCTGCATGATGCTATTGCACGTGTCAGCTCAGAAGTCTATCTTGACGCGAGTCAATAGACGGTCCTGAGCCCTCTTTATGATGGGCTGCGCAAACCGCGTCTTCATTATGACGTTGAGGTTGTCATCCATGAAGTTTAAGCCCGTTAGATAGACGAACCGTGCATCGGTCTCATGCGCAAGGTTCGATGCCGACGTCTCAATGTATGTTGGGTTCGACGATGAGTTCAACTCACCCGCACGGGCGGGCACATGCAGACGCATGATATAGATGTCACGCCGACCCTGGAAAACTAGCTCATACGCATCCTTCCCGAAGAAGGGAACGTTGGGCGACTTTATGACGACTATGCCCTCGTTGTAGAAGACATCACCCACGCTGGCCCAGACTGGATGGTCAGTCAACGCATCTGCACGATAGAGCCCGCCGCGGCCGTTGTCACGCAATGTGACCTTCACCTTCCCATCAGTGCCCGACACGTGCTCATCCGTCAAAATGAGCGTCTCAGGTTCAATCTGCGAACCATAGAAGACGTTGCTGATGTCAAAGAAGACGACCTCATTCGATGACTCATCACGCGTCCTCTGATACACAGACAGGATCGAGCCCGGGTCAACGCCTGGGTCCTCTGGCGTCGCTCCTGCCAGCGCATCGAACAGCGAGCCAGACTGTGGGATGAGGCCCTGGTGCATCGACGATGTCATGACCATGTCCGTCAGTGATATGAGGCTTAGGTCGAGGTTCCCAAGGTCGTTCGTGAACTTCTCAAGCGACGTCCCTGGACTGACAGATAGGCTTGAACCCGTCAGAAGCAATGAGAAGTCTGGAATGAACCGTCCGTTGTCATTCGGGAGGACTGTCACGTTCCTCTTTCTGACAGACCCAGAGTTGAAGAAGTCACCCTCATCGTACAGGAGCGCATTGGCTGTCCTGGCGGATGACAGTGTCGCGCCTATGTTCGACGCAGTCAGATGGAACAACCTTGGGTAGTTGCCCGTTATGAAGTCCCTCACGAAGTTCTCGAGGTTCAACAGATGACCGGCGACGCCGAAGGACATCGCGACGTTGAATGGATCGTCTGTCGTCCCAGACGCGGCGAAGAACGGCGTCTGCTGCACACCGCCGAGCGTGTTACCGTAACCGTCCTCACCAAAGGGCGCACGTGTGGGCGACTCACGCGTGAAGAAGGGTGGGACGTAGAACAACAGGCTGCCCGTGCTTGCGGATCCCTTGGCAGACGACAGCGCGAGCTGCTCCTTGCTCCTATACGTCCCATGGACCCTCAGTTCATGGACCTCAGCGTTCAACGGATGCTGCAGCTGGAACGTCGCAGGCGTGCTGACCGACGTGTCACCGTGGTCTATGAGCGTCACAAGGCCGTCACGTAGGGCCGTGTTCTCATTGAAGAACGACGCGATGAGGTTCGAGCCCGTGTTTGGGCCGTCGTAGTAGTTGCCCACGACCAGGACATCTGGGTTACCCCTGACAGACACATTAGGTGCGATCGACGCTGACGGAATGACGAATGTCCCTGCATCATCTCCGTCGATAACGAATGAACCCGTCCCGTGGTTCATGTCCTTCGACCACCGGATCGCGCAGTGGTGCCACCTGTTCCTCAGCAGTGAGTTGTCGGCTGACATGAACGTCAGGTCATCACCGTCAGCTGCCTGCGACGGCAGCGTGTCAGCAGCGCCGCTCACCTGGAGGAGCAGCCTGAACCCGTCAGGCCTCCCGTCAGCATCACGTGATGAGCCGGAGACAAGTGAGACAGCGTACGTCGATGACAGGTGCAGAAGCGTCCCAGCCTTGAAGTCGTCGCCGGGCGTGTCTGTGCTGTATCTAGGGTTCAGGTAGAACTCAAACGTGAACGCGGGTCCCACGACATACGCGCCTGAGACGGACGTAGAAGAGACTGTCCTCGTCAGGACGTTAGGGTAGAGCAACGCTGTGTTGGACGGGACAGACGACGCCGTGAAAAAGTTCAGCGTGTGGTAGTTCGTGTATGCCCAGTGGGGCGACGACATCGCTGGACGGTAGTACGGATAGAGCGTATTTCGGATGATGTTCTTCCGCTGTGTGTCGGTCGTGAAGCTAACGGTGGGCTCAAACCTTATGACATCGAGCGTCTTCTGCTTACGCGCGCTGGTCGATTGGTCATTGACAAAATCGAGATACTTCTGCATCGACTCACGTATGTCTGCAGAGGTGTCCCTCCTTATCCCTTCAAGCATGAGCTCAAGGTCATCATCGCTATGAAAGCTGCTTGAGAACGCTGAGAGCGGACGGACCTCCTTCTCAATGTCTGACCTCTGCGGAAACAGCTGCACAGACCCAGTCACACCCGTCTCACCCGGGATCGACGACGACGTATACGTCCTGCGCGGGTTCACGCGGAGCGTGAACAGCTCAATGTCCTCAGGGCCTATCCTCTGGATCGACACAGGCTAGGTCTCAATCCTTCCCAACGATGCCAGGTGCCTCATCATCGTCGGCTGCTTTGAGTAGACACGTGCGAGGGGAGATGATAACAGATCGTCCTTCTCCACCTCCCTCTCAAACTTCCCGGCGTGCGTCGATGTCGCGACCTGGTGGCAGTTGTCCACCTCAACGCTCGTCAGGACGTTCGTCATCGAGTCCAGCTGGTCGCTTGAGACGTCGGACCTCCTCTTCATGTAGTAGCTCCACACAGCAGCCGCATCATCAGAGACGCTGTCCCTGTCGGGCGTCAGCCCAGACCCATGCATCGTCGCCCACTCAATGGCGACATCATAGAGCATGGGACCCCAGCCCTCAGTCGCATGGCTCAATGAGACGACCCACGCGTTAGAGCACGGACCATCATGCTCATCAGCCCTGTGCAGCCCAACCTCACCCATTATGCTCGATCCATCAAGCAGCTGGACAACGACGTCATCGCCCGTCCTCTGCTTCACCCTGACACGCCAGTCCTCAGGCAAGTCATCAGGACCCCTGGCGGCCTCAGAAAGGGCTATGTGGATGAACTCACGCAGCAGGTCCACGGGCCATAACTATGCGGCCGGCGATGTGCGGTGAGACCTAGCAGAAGACGGTGCTTCGACAGAAGCTTGTGTCCGACCTGAGCCTCTTGGAGACCCAGCGCTGCGTCTCATCATCGATGACGGGACCAGCGCCCAATCCAGAGCTGCATGAGATGAACGCAGGTGAACCCAAGGCAGGCTTCCAGTCAGTCAGGGACGGAACGGGCTTGCCAGAGCCACCACCGCCGGAAGACGATCCAGCAGATCCACCGCCCGTCACCTTCTCAAACACAAGCTGCAGGTGCTCCCTCACGACCTCAGCCTGCTTCTCAGACAGACCGGGGGCCTCATCAGATATCTCAAAGAAGCCCTGCAACCAATAGACAAACTGTTCAGGCGTCATGATGCTACATATCCAGCACGTCAGGCACGCGCTCAGTTCAGCGTCATCGGATCGACGGGAGCTGGCGGGCAGCCATCATCATCCTCGTAGCACGACTCAAGCTCCTCCTCGATGGCCTGCGCGATGTGTCCGATGTCGATGTCGATGCCTCTCAGCTCAAAGCTGAGCCCAGCGTCGTAGATGGTGACGATGTATGCGACCTGCTCACCCTCACCCTCAGACATGCCCTGGCAGACGGCTGTCAGCAGGCCCAACGACGCCATCGACGCATCATCATCAGGATCGAGCTGGAAGTCCACAAAGAACTGCCCAGCAGGGACCTGCCCCGGATGGATGTCGGCCTCCTCATGCCCGCTGCATCCGAACGTCACATAGACACCAGGTAGCTCCTCCAGCACGTCAAGGAGCGGGATGATCTCCTCATCGATCGGAAAATCAGTCTCTGAGTCGTCTGTCTTCATCATGCTAGATGGTAACACAGGATGGAGCAGATGTTCATTCATCATCACGTCGAATGACAGGTCGAGGTGAACGTTCTCTCTTTGAGGGAGGCAGCACGCCCAGGGTATATGACTGCTGGGATGTTGTAGCACGATGAAACTGGTCGCCCTCATAGATGAGGTCAAGCTCTGCTGCCACGCGTGAGACGTATGCAGCGATCTGGACGAGCTCCTCCACGACATTTGCAACATCCCTATTCTCAGGCTTTAGCTTCACCTGGTCCCAAAACTCATCCACCTCCTCCATCAGGACGCCGTAGGCCTCGTGCATGGAGGCCACACCACGACCTGGGAAGAGCTTGTGCTGGCGATCGATCTCAGCGCGGACGAGGCGGGCAAAGACATCATGGAGTCTAATTCCTGCATAATCTGTTTTTGTCATACCATCCATCATAGCACAGGACCAGCGGGCGTTTCAATACGATCAGATGCTTCAATTTCCTTCACATGCCCCCGATGCATCATTATCTCACGTCCATCTGGCAACCGAAACATTAAATTATGTCCTGTCAACTTAACAGACTGGTCATTAGACGGCAGTTTTCTAATAAAAGAAAGCTCAGTCCCACAATGAAGATCTTCTATTTTACCCTTGCCTCTCTTCTCACATGATCTAAAAACCGTCAATCCCTGTTCTGTAATGCGAATAGAAATGCCCAGAGAACGTGAAGTCACTAAAACTGATCCTGCTTGAAAAATATCAACCTGTCGCTTGTTGAAAGATTTCTGAGAACAGTCTACATTCTTGCTCGTAGTAATTAACGATTCAGCTTGTTTCTCACCGTGCATGCTCCAATCGTATGTCAACGCATCTCCCAGTACGATATTCTGTGTAATAAGCCCAACCCACTCTTCAGTTCTTTCATGCCCAGAACTCTCTTCCGCCTGCTTGAGCATCCTCTCCCTGCACTCCTCGACATTATCCTGCATGATGTCGATGCCGAACGTTGTGCTAAGGGCCTGCAAGGGTGTTGAGCCCCCTTTGATCTTGCGCTTGATGACCTCGACCAAGAAGTTGCCGTTGCCACAGCCCATGGGATCGATCATAGTCTTTGTCGGATCGACCCATACATCAGGAGAAAGAAGATCAAGCATCTTGTTGACAAGCTCAGGAGGTGTAAAGACCTCACCGAGCTGCTTGGCACGCTGACGTGAACGCATCTACTACTTCCAAAACATCAAAAATGAACGTATTCCTCGCAAACACACTCGGAATGTTGTAATGAAGCTACAAATTAGATAAAGAAGCCAGTCACGTTTAGGTAAAAAAATTTCTTTTATAGATTGATGCACAATCCAGCGCGATCCGGCATGAGTTTTCATTGAGCTAATGTAATCATCATCCTGCCCAAATCTTGATTCAAGAAATTTTGATAGCAATTGCTCTAAAAACGTCAAAAAGAAAATTAAAAACGCCCAAATTCCAACTACTACAGTGACTATGTTTGCCCATAATGCCCAATCTAAGCTAATCATGCTATTCCTTGTACAAACCATTCTATCATTTGATTTTCGCGTTTTGCAACGTCATCATCAAGTAACTTATGAAGATCAGGCACATGACCCTGCAAAGTAGTCCCTATATGAGACTGTGCATGGAATGCATCATGAATATTTTGTATAATAGGGTGGGAAAGGTACCACTGCATTTTTTCTGCATCTTCGGCTGCTACAATCAGCAACCGATCATTCGTAGGTGGAAGTTCTGGTCCATTGATAATGTCAATAGGACGATCAAACGGCTTCTTTTTTCTACCAATACCTACAAATTCATTGTACAACAACCAAAACTTGGGTTGTTCTTGCTTGATGAACTCATCAACTTTTGACGAATGTTTTACACTCAAATCTTGAAAGATCAATGTGGTTGAACCTTTCGTATATCCCCAGATAGCTCGAGTTGACTTATCACATGCAGTGTATCCTGCACGAATGAATTTCAAACAGGAATGCTGAGAAAGTAAACGCTTTGCATTTCGAATATGCTCGAGACCGTTTCTTGGGAAGAGAAAGAATCCATCATGGACAAATCCTTGAGTTTGTTTTCCGTCCAAATGAATAACAGAAAATGTCTGAAATCCTTGCGTGATAGTCCACGCAGTAATTGCTGTTTCGACATCATTTCCTTGAAACACTTGTCCTAAGATTTCAACACTAATCAAGCTGGCTCGTGTAAGAACTTCATTTCGAAATGAATGCTCACTTCGAGCGTTCATAAACTGAAATGGACTGACAAGAATGACCTTTCCATTGAGACTACAAAGCTCGAAAGCTCGCTTGATAAAATCTTGATGAAATTGCTTTTTACCTTTTCTATTATACGGGGGGTTCCCCATCACAACACTATACTTTCTCAAATCATGCTCCAGACTATCTACATTATACAGCCTGAAGCTAGTTTGTTCAATCTTAAATCGAGAAAAAAGCAATGAGAATAAGGCTTTTAACCTCTCATGCTGCACTTGAGAAATGTCAACTCCGTCCACTCGAGATATGATGTTCTTTGCTCTTTCTGTCTCGTCATGAATGACGTCACTTAACCCACTCCATAACCTCCTGATCGTCTCAAACAGAAACATGCCACGACCGCATGTCGGATCACAGAATGTCTTATCAACAGAAGACCAGATCTCATCTTGTAACAGATCCAGCATTCTCTTTACTAGAGCAGGTGGCGTCATTATCTCAGTATTCTCAGCTCGAATCATTCTGCTTAACATTATGACGCCATCCAATGCATTTTCAAAAGAATCAGCGTCCAGGATATCTTGTTCAAGCTGACCAAATGCATCAATTCGATCGTCGAGGACATCTTTGCGTAACCGACCGACGCCTAGAAGCACACTAAACGTCTCAAGTGTCACACCCACATGCCTCTTAAATAGCTCCTGTGAGACATCATCCTGTTGAGAGAGGATATCATCAACGCATCGTGCTTGCTTCTTTGATACCAACATGTAAGAGGGCAGACGCTGCTCAACTAACATTGCAGCAAGAATCAACTGTTCCTTGAGCTTAAGATCCTCACTATCTTCACCCTTCTTCTCTTTCTCCCTTCGTTTACGTTCAACGGTGCTGGTCTTACCTGACCTCACTCCAACATCCGTGATACCCTGTCTTAAATCAACCCTAAGACGCACTAAGGATGATGGATCAAGTGACTGAAGCCTATCATGTTCATCTTGAGAGAACTCAAATGAAGCATCCACAGATGAACCATCAAACAGCGTAGAAACGTTGAGCTTAGAAGCAACTTTGAAGAGAAACGATGGATCAACTTCGAGTAACTCTTTCAAGTCGCCGTTCGCTGTATAAAGTGGAGCATTGCGAAGAAAACGCTTGATCGATTCAATCGTTCCCTCATGTTGTCGTCTGTTCTGCTTACATAGATGATAAACAGCTGACAACATCCTGTTGATATGCATGTCAATGATATAGATCCTATCCTTGAATTCCTCCCACTTAGACATTGGTCTGAACGACGCTTGCCAGTACGTGGTCGGAGACCTTACATCAGACAACCAAACGACGGCGCCCCACTGCGGTACAGTAACAGCTTCCGTGAAACGTCCACATGAAATTGTGATCGTCTTCTTATCTAGTGATTGGGCAAGCTTAATCGCATCCTTCGTTCGCTGGATATCAGTCTCATTATCTCCGACTGCTAGAATGTAGTCATAACGCTCCTCCCCAAAACGCTGATGCTTTCGAAGCATACGCTCAAGAGCTTCACCCTCTTTGATACCGGGAATCATCCAAAGGGTATGCTCAAGCATCTTCGGGTCTAGGGGTTCATTTCCACAAGCCCTCTCAGCATCGTTTGAGAAGATGTTGGAGCCCGTATGCTTCCATCCACCAAGCTGATCAAGGATTGCACTAACAGCGCTTGGGTGTCGAAATTCATTTCTTTCATTTACAGAGAGGATCTTTCGAAAGTTTGGGTTCTCGTCCTCATCATAAGCATCGCCGATTTCTTTAAGATCCTTCACAATCTCTGGCGCAAGTTGATATCCAAGCAGCACCATCTTAGGAGCGCTATACGTGTATTGGTGAGTCTTCTCAAACTCAGGCAAGACTCTGTTCTTTTCTATCTCTTCTTGCTTCTTCTCTTGCGTATCACAGTATGACCACGTAAATGTATTTTCATCAGAAAACATTCCAAGTGCAAGAGATCGATAGGGAGTACCAGACACGTGGAGTGTAAATTTTCGCTTGATTTCATTGAGAAGCTCTGTCGCTCTCTGCGTAGCAGTGCCGTAGTGCTCTTCATCTAGAATAACAACATCCCAATCAGTTTCCTTCACCCAATCAAAACGTCCAAGCTCATGAAGCATTGATTGACATGACACAAAAACGACATTCATATCACGAGCGTTAAAGACGGGAACTGTATCCTGCTCCTTATAGTCATAATATCTTGAACCTTCAAATACTACGTGATCATCGAGTTCATCACGCCACGAATAGCTCGCAGCGGGCCTATATGAGAGGATAAGAACATTCTTAGCATTAATTTTTTTGCAAATATTATAACATACGAATGTTTTACCAAAACGCATGTTCGCTGCAATCAAAAAGCAAATGCCTCCCTGTTGATGATACAAAACTACCTTATCTTCACACTCCTCCTGTTCGTCGCGAGGACCATAAGAATTTTTCCGCCTGACACCAGACTTTAGTTCATTAACAATCTCACTGAGAATATCAATCCACCATTTACGATCTTTCCCTTTTGATTGGAATATCTCGCGCGCAGACCCAGTATGTTTAGGGTCAAGCCAAATGATTTCTGGATCTTTAGCCAACGATTTATGCACATTATGGTCACGAAATCCAGTAATGTCCCACTGACCAAAGAGTTCTAATTTAGATCCAACAGCTGTTGAATGCTGTTCATTTACACGTTCTTTAGCCGTTCGAGTTGTATCACCTATCTTTACTTTTCCACTAGCCCAAAGGTCTTCGTTTGTGAAGACATAGAGAATACACTTTTCCGAGGTCAATCTATCTCCTTAATGTTCACCGCTGTGAATGATTATTCAATCATAACAATTTCTTTGCTTTCAGAACCTTTGATACCATCGAATTAGTTATAAAGTAATCTTATAGAATTTAAGATTACAATATCGACGCAGCAAGGCTATCAACGTGATCAGACGTTTCAATGGGAGTGGTGCATCAAACAATGACTACACGCACATCGTGCCTCTGTGCCCAAAGGAAAGCTTAACTTCCACGTGCACGCAAGCGTGCCCGACCAAGGACACGTGCGATCCTTAGGATCGCATCGACAGAGGTGCACAGCATTTGACAAGCTGTTCTGCGTTATCCCTCAACAACGCATGCAACCGAGGAGCGAGGGCACTCACAAGGAACTCCTCAGTGAAGCCCTCCCTCAGACACTGGTCCAGCCCTGAGTTCTTCACCAGGGCGTGCATGACCTCATGGAGCAACAGCTCCTCAAGGGCGTCTGATGAGGCACCTTGCTCATCCCTGATGACGATGGAACCGGCCACATGGTCGATGTACGACCTGACGTTCGGGTTTGCATCCAGGACAGGGTCAGAAGGGCGCAGGGCGACTGAGAACGTGCGGGCGCCGACACGGAGGGTTGAGGGAAGCATGTTAAGCATTATAAATTATCCGATGTCTCTAAGTTCAACTACTCCTCGAACCCAACGTTCGTTGATAGCAATAATAGAGTCATCGTTGTAGACGAAGGCCATGAGACATATGCACTTAGAGGACAAGCGATGCTTCCAGCACCTTGATGTCTTCAAGCGTGACCATCCTGTAGCCTATTCCCTGCTCCTCACATAGCTGTCTTGCAGCATCTCCCTTAGCAATGACTGCTTCATCATCCAGGAAACAGGCAGGCTTAACCTCGACCAACTCCTTTCTTCCATCAGCGTAAGCGATCAAGAAGTCTGGGATGTATCGCGTTCCTTCCCGAACCTTGATTGAGAACGGTTCGTAGACATAATCTGTAACGTTGTCGTCAATGTCAAGACACTGCATGAACCTAAGCTCATACGACGACCGATAGAACATGTCGTCGCCAGTCTTTTGGCTCGTGTAGTAGCCCTGGATGTATCCCTTCCTAGCCTTGTCGATCACGCCATCAAGCACGCGTTGGGCTGCTGCCTTTGAGTAGTTCTCAAGCTGCTCAGGCGTCCTGTCCTCACGTGTGTAGCCGTAGTTGGGGTTGTTCTCACCAGCGTGTGTTCTAACACCATCAGCAAATTGCTGCTTAGCCCATGCAGATATCTTTTGACCCAGTGCAAAGACCCTTTCGTCAGTCTCTATCGTTAGTCCTCTATTCCACGCGGGTCGTCCGTACATAGGATGGTCAGGACCTGTGACGCCATACATGTTGTTGAATTCACCTGAGTTTGCGCATGAATGATTACAGAACCGCCTTGAGCGATTGATGTAGGGAACATCCCTAGGCTTTCCACAGTTCTCGCAGTGTATTGTTATGACCCGTTCATTGCCCTTCCTCAGAAAGAGATGAAAATGCTCAATTGAGCAATACTTCGCGTAAGGAGCGTATGAAGGGTTTGTTTTGAATGTCTCATGACACCATGTACATGTGACTTCAACTTTCTCAACAGTCTTGTGATAGGTGTTGACGCAACCTGCTCTACAAAATGTCTGACCTCGAAAACGATAGGCAACAGTCTTTTGAACTCCACATGATAGGCAGTTGAATGTGTAAGGAGGATACTTGTACGCCAACTGACATTTTCGAGTGCAAAATTCCCTGCCCTTCTTTCTTACAGGATGCTCTCCGCAAAACTTGCATAATAGAAGCCCAACAGCTTTTGCTCGTCTCTTTCTACGACGCCCATCATTACGACAGCTTTCCTCACAGTACTTCTGACAATCATAAACTGGACTAAAGCTGTTCTCACATGTTTCACAGACCCTTGGCTCAAGCATTGTTAACCATACAAGAACCAAGATGATGTGTTAAACAGTTAGGGACAATCGAGCACTTTGAGCGTAATCGAGGCGTATACGCAGAGTTAGATCGCGTTCATCGTTCTTCTCTATCGGGCGAGATAACTTGGCCACGGCCAGCAGATTGTTCGACGCATCATACAAGCCCACTGAAGTTATGAATGTGAACGTTCTCTGAGTGTCCTCATGGCCTTCGTCTATAACGATGATTCTATTGTTGCTATCGACGAACGTCGGGTTCGAGGAGTAGTTGAACTCATCCGCAGGACACCGAGCAAAATACAACGTGCTGTTGATGTTCGTCAGGTTCTGGAACGTTATCGCCGTCTCCGAGCCCGAGCTGAACCGCGTGGCAGCCAGGTGGTCAATGATGTCGTCAATGCTCGCGCTGGTCATCAGGTCTGGGATGAACCTAGCGTTCGGGTTGCCGCTCTTCGTCGGGTGTCCGATGAAGGCCTCGCCCGCATCGTAACCGTCGCCGTCAGCAGGGTTCATGGCATCGATGACGCCGGACACGTGCTGGGTGCCGCTGATTATCTTTGCCAGGTCGAAGACAGCGATGCCCCTGTCAACAAACAGCAGGCCCACGGTGCGCGCAGTGTTTGAGCTATCGACGACGTTCGACACGCCCCCACCGAAGGTCGTTATCTTGTTCTGCGATGAGCCCACGTCCGTGTAGATGAAGCTTCCGCTCTCAGACGTGACATTAAGGTTCGTTCCGCCGTTCTCACTGGTCGGGTCATGGCCCAGGTCGCCCTTAGAGGCGCTCTGGAACCACTTCATGGCAAACGTCTCACGCTTGATGGCATCGCGGTGGAACAGGCGCTTGAAGCAGATGAACATCGCCTCGTCTATCTGGTCGCTGGTGGTGGTTGAGTTGAAGGGCGCGACGAACTGCGATGTCGCATTGCCCAGGAGGACCTGGGCGAACTGGCGGTAGACGTCGATCTTCTCACGCATCATCAGCGACGTGGAAGGGAAGAGGAGCTTGCCCGCGCTGTCCTCACTGGATGTGATGTTCTGGACAGTGTCGCCGCCCGAGAACAGACCGACGGTGAGGTCCATGACTGCGTTGGCTGTCTGGAGGCTGAAAGCCTGATCACTAATAGTTTGGAAGAGAGAAGACGTCACACCAGGACCAACCCCTCCTGTGACAAAGACCTGATGCTTCTTTCGTGTCGTTGAACCAGAGATGTCAGATTGTATGACATCAACTAGTTGCGAGAGAAAGCTGCGTGCTGTCTTGACGTCAGACGCCTTTAATTCCCTAAACGTTGCCATCTATCTTCACCTCAGGCCGCGACAGATAAATATTCGCAACCGTTAACATCATCCCCGAATCGAAACCTAAAACCATATGCACTTTTATTGACATCACGACAACATTTAAGTATCGTACATGCGCTCACGCCGGTCGCGGCGCTAGCATCTCGTGCAGAAGCAAACTCCTTGATCACAGCACCCGATGACGTGATTTGGACGACTGGTAGCATCTTTGTCCTCAGCCTACGCTTCAAGGCCGCTATGTCAGCATCAGTCACTACATCACCAGGAAACCTCCAGATAAACCCAAGCGCCGTCAGTGCGCGATGAACACGTTTAGCACAAGATGATAATAACCCTATGTTCTTCGAGCCTATCGACGCTGCAGCATCTGTCAGCGATCGAAATGACGCAATGAAGTTTCCTTTTAGGTCATACTGATCAATGGGCTTTGGAGGTTTTCTGTTCGTGTTTCCCTTTCTAGACTGTTTAAGCTTCTCTAGACCCTCAGGACTATACTTTCCTTTCCTTGAAGCTTTCTCAGAAAGCTTCTTTCGCGTCTCAACCGAGTGTTTCTTGCCTGTTTGAGCCTGACGCATGTTTTCTTTGGCCTCATCGCTGTGCTTGAACCCACCTGCTTTCTCCCCTCCCGACGTCAGATTGTAACCCCCGGGAGCGATCGTTCCCATGTCAGCTATCCAATGCCTCTCAGCCTCATTCAACTCAGACCACGAAGAGCACTCTTGCAATAACGTCAGCTCAAATGAATTAGTCCCATACTTCTTTATTGCTCGCTGGAATGCATGCTTTCCTGCTGCAGGCGATGATGAGAGAGCCTGCATAATGTGGCCCTTCCATCTGTCTTCTATCGAAAGGATTGTCTGACCCACGTAACACTTTCCGTTGACCAGATTTTTCACGCAGTAGATGCGACCGTAAATGCTATCTAAACCTGCCACACTTTACCCAGTAACGTATAGTCCAATCAATTTGTGTTACTAATCCTAACTTCAAATTCAGTCGTCGCTCCAGAATTTACTCCCCTAACCCTAACGAATGTCCTTATCTGAGTTTTATCCGAAGTATCGCCGAATATAGTGAATTGACTGTCTGTTATTGACTTCAGCTCAAGCGTGAACGTCAGCCTCGAGCCACCCAGGCCCGTCGTAGCGCTCCCACGGGGCAGCAGGTAGCGTGCCGTCTGCCTGCCGTCGATGTTGTCGGGTGAGACGCCCGATATCTGCAGAAAGAGGTTGCTCAGCTCAATCTCAAACGCCTGGTCCCTCAGCTCCACGTAGATGGAGCTCTCGTTCTGGATCGTCTGTGAGACAGTGACGCTCTTCTGCTTCTCGCCCGTCCTGCCCAGCTCGATGAAGGCTGAGCTGCCCTCAAGCTGGAGCGACGGGAAGCGGATCAGATTCGGGTTGGAGATGCTGACGAGCCGATGCTTCTGGGCAAAGTTCTGGTTGGTGAGGGCTTCAAAGACGGGACTATTTTTCTCAATTTTTTCTTTCCCAGTTGTGCGGCCGTACTTTTTGATGACAGTATAGTCTATCTCATCATCGCCCAGTGCAAACTTTACGACAGAGAATGAACCATCATTTCGCGCAAGAAATTGTCTACCCGTGTCACTGAGAACAGCATCTAATAGTATGTGCGAGCTCGAGTGGTCAAGAAATCCCATTTATTCTTCCTCTAGTAACCTAGCTAAACCATGCTTTTGTAACAAAGCATCAAACTTATCCTTCATATGCTTGCCAAGCTTAACTATACGACAACCTCCAACAGCGAGCCCTTGGTTCATGCAGTCACGAAACACAGGTCCGCACACACCGTTGGCTTCACCTGCCTCAGTAAAATTTCTAAATGCTGCTACTACAACATCATTACTGTCGTAGAACAGAATTGGAAAACACGAACCGACAAAGCGATGCGTTCCCTCCAAGAGCTTCGGAGGCCTGTGCTCAATAACAACAGGCTTTGGCGTCCTGCCCAGGACCCAACCGTTCAGCAATGCCTCTTCTTCATAAACCTGGTGCATATCACCCGTCACAGGATCGTGGAACCAATGACGACCCCTCACATTCTTCGCGATGTTCTCCCTATGCATGTCTGAGAGCTTCTTACCTATGCGCACGCGGCTTATGTTCCTGCAATGCTCCTCTGAGAACTTTACTCCCAGCTTTGCTGCCCGGCACCGCGCCTTCGTCTCGGGCCTATTCATGGCGACCTTCTGGGCTTTTTGAATGCTTGTCCTGTGTCCCTCTTTAAGAGGGACGCCCTTATGCGACTGACTGATGTTCTTTCGATGTTCATCAGCAAACTTCATGCCCATCCTGCCCAGGCTCATCCTTTGCCTCGTCGCGC